CCAACACCTGAACGGCGCGTTGATATCGCTCGATCTCTCCGTGCAGCATCATCGCGGTGATGCATCCATCCCGGCTGCACATCGCCTTTCCTAATTCGATGGTCTTGGTTTCGATATCGGCCTTCAGATCCCTGATGAGATCGGCCATGAAGGCGTCTTTTGGGATGCCGGATTCAAGCGATCCATAATCCCGAAGAAGATCCTTGGCTAACTGATGATAGCCTTGCTCAGCTTGGCAGCGATCAAACTCACCGACCTCAATGCGGCGTAAGATCGTACTGTAAACGAAAGCGCTCTTCCTGGTTTCCTGGATTCCAGATTCATTAGTAGTCATATAGGGATAAAACGAAGAGCCCGACTGTGTGAGTTCAGTCGGGCTCCGGTTCTCGGCCCGCCGGTTCAACCAAGAAGGCGGCGGACTTTGATTTTTATTCTGGAGCATCGGCCCGCGCGCCACTCACATGAGACGCGCGGGCCGGATGGGCGAGGGCGATCTAAGATCGCTGCAAAGAAATTAGTTCGGGCCAGTGGCGATTTTGAGGCCGGTAGTGATGCCGACGGAGCGGCCGTAGAGGCATTCGAAGCTGACAAACTCTGTGCCTTTGCCGGGGTTGTAGTGCCGGCGGTAGCCTAGCGTGAGACCGGTCTCGGCGTCCGTAACGGGCATGGCGCTGATGTAATACTGTCGGCCTTCGGGACCCGGATCGAGGTAGCGGTTTGCGATCAGCAACGCATCGGGCACGGCGGCGAATCCGTAGAGGGTGATGCCGTTGGCCGGAACGATGGTGGACTCGTAGAGATCCATACCGTAGAGGCGGGGAATCTTGGCGTCTCGGATGGCTTCGGAGCCGCCGAATTGCATGGCCTGGCTGATATTCGCGTCGCTGAGCAACTGGGTGAAGAGGACGCTGTTGACCAGGGCGTTGATTTGGCTGGTGTTTGCGTCGGAGTCGACCAGGGCTTTGCGCAGGGCGAGGATCTGGGTCTTGGTCCAGTTGGTGTTGAGCGTGGTGATGATCGCGACACCGAAATTGGTGGTGAGGACGAGGCTGAGGATGTCCTGCAGGACCATTTTTCCGAGGCTCTTGCCTTGCTGATAGGCCCAGGCGTCGAGATTGGCGGCGCTGGAGTTGGCCTTCTGCAGATCGTTAAGGTCGACGGTGTTGATCTTCTGGGCGTCGAGCGTGATCGTGATGCCGGACATGGTTCCGCCGGTGCCTTCATAGGGGAATCCGGAGTTGGCGGAATAGCTGAAGGTGGTCGACGTGATAGCGTTGACCAACGGGACGTTGATGGCATCACCCGGCTTCGCGGCGTCGGAATTGAAATTGGTTGCGAAGGCGGAGACAGGGAAGAGCACGGCAGCGAATCCCTGAAGGGCGCGCTCCGCGATGATCTTGTCGTTGACGTTAGTCAGGGTAGACATGGAGAGTTAGTTAGGATTGGCTGCTGCGGCTGAGTTGGGTTCTCTACTTGAGATTGCGGGAAGTGTTCGCCATGAGGCGGAGACGGGTGGGCTTGTGTGCCATCATCTTTTGCTGCTCCTCGGGAGTGGCCTTTTCGTATTTGGCCATCAGCGCTTCGTCGGAGTCTGCGGAGCCTTCAGGATTGAGTTCGCCGTTGTTGATGACGGTCTCGGGGACGGTCGCCGCGGGAGCGATGCCGAGGGATTTTTTGAGGTCGGCGTAAAGGGTCGACGTTTTGCTCAGGGCGGTGACTTGCGAGGTGAGATCGGCGACTTTGGTATCGCGCGCGGCCAGGAGGGCTTCGAGTTCTGTGATTCGACAGCGGGCGGTGAGAAGATCGGTATTGAGCGCGGTGACTCGGCCGAGGACGGCTTTCACTTCCTCATCGGCCGGTGTCGCGGACGCGGCATCCGCTGCTTCGTCGGCTGCTTTCTTGTCGGCCTCTTCCTTGGCTTTGGCATCGGCCGCTGCTTTTTCTTCGGCTGCTTGGGCGGCTGCGGCATCAGCAGCGGCTTTTTCCTCGGCGGCGATTTCCTCGGGCGTTTTAGCAGTCATATTGCGTTGGGTTGGTGTCAAAGCGGCGGGCGTGGTCGCACGCAGCGAGGAGGGCACTTTGGAGAAGCGCGCGAGTTGGTCGGGACGAAGGGTTGCAGCGAGGGCGAGTGGTTCGGCGAGTTCGTCGGCGAAGCCGTGCTCGATGGCTTCCTGGGCGGTGAACCAGGTTTCTTCATCGAGCATTTTGCTGAGCTCTTTGGTGTCCTTACCGGTCTTGCGAGCGTAGGCGGTGATGAGGGTGCCTTTGATTTTATCGAGGAGATCGGCGAGCTGCCGCATGTCGTCGCTATCGCCCATGACCACACCGCTGGGGTTGTGGATCATCATCATGGCGTTTTCGGGCATGATGATTTTGTCGCCGGCCATGGCGATGACGCTGGCGATGCTGGCAGCGATGCCGTCGATCCGGACTTCGACTCCGCCGGCATGATCGCGCAGCCGGGAGTAGATGGCGGATCCATCGAAGACGGACCCGCCGGGGCTATTGATGCGGAGCAAAATCTTGCGATCGCCTACGCTGCGAAGGGAGGTGATGAAATCTTTGGCGGTGATGCCGAAGAGGCCGATCTCGTCGTAGAGGATAATCTCTGCGACGGCTTCGCTCTTGTTCTGGATGGAGAACCAACTGCGGCTCATTGACACCCGACAGGGTGTCAAACGAGCAAGGGATGAATCTGGAAGGCAGGAAGGGAGGAATGCTAACTAGTCAACTCGTTCGGCGGATTGCGGGGGGCCGTAGTTGAAGCGGACTTTGGAAAGGGTTTTTATCGTCATCTCCCACGCTTCCCGTAGATCGGGACGGTTGTTCAGTGACGGCCAATCGATGCCTTCCATGCAAATGAGCGAGAGGTTGGATTCGAGCGCGGTAAGATCGTCTTCTTCAATTCGAAAGGTGCGGATGCGGTCGTTACTCATCCTGCGCGCCTTTCTTCTTGGTTGGTGGCTTCTTGCCCGGTTTCGGCGGCGGTGCCGTGTCCCCGGCGGGGGGTATGGAATCATCCGCCTGTCCTGCGACGGACCCCTGCGCGGACGGGAAGACTTCGTCGACGTCGATGTCGACTCCGGCTTTCGTGGCTTCTTCTTCGACCATCTTGATTCGGCGGAGATGGGTGCGAATGGCTTGGCGATCCATCTCGGCACCGTCGCGGCCGAAGAGTTCGTGGGCGTAGTCGGAATTGAGGAAGCCAGCTTGAATCTGCTCCATGAGGAGTTTGCCGTCGCGGCCGTTGTCGACGGTTTGTTTGGCGGGGCGATTGAAGTCGATGAGGGACCAGTCTTCCTGGAAGGGAATGCGGCCAGCCTCGATCTCAGCGAAGGTCCAAGCGCGGACGTAGGGGATGCCGAAGCCGTAGATGAAGATATCGCGTTCGCTGTCGTAGAAGATTTCGGCTTCGACCAAGGCCTGGCGGCTGGTGGCGCCGCCGGTGCCGGTGATGTTCCAGAGGACTTCAGGGGAGACGCCGCGGCCCCAGGCGATATCGCGGATGAGGTAGCCGGAGAACGGGTCAAAGGTTTCGCCGGGGATAGTGATGTTGTTGGACTCGAGCTTTTCGTTTGGCAGCAGCACGGGGACGCCGGATTCGCCCCTCATCTGCATGGTCTTTTCGGTCTGACCGGTGACGGAGTTTTTTGCCATGGAGAGGCCGGCCCCCATGGTGACCGCGCCGCGTTCTGTGATGATGGCGAAGGGGAATTGGGCGGCGGTCTTGTAGCTATGCTTGAGGAAGGCGGTGATATCCATCAAGTCGTGCAAATGATTGCACGCGGTGGCTAGGGCGGAGGGGCCGCGGACGTAGCCGAGGCGGCCGGCGCGTTTGATGTGCCACATTTCTTCGGCGGGGACGTCTGTGAATTGATCGCTGCCGGGTTCGCGCAGGACGCGGTAGGCGATGGGGAGGCCAAGGGTGTTGGTGCGGACGCCGTCGAACCAAAACTTTTCATCGAAGCCAGGTGCGGTGCGGCCGGAGTTGCCGACGAAGGTGCCTTCGATAAACCGGGCGCGGATGGATCCATCGCTGGCTTGCAGTGGCTGGGCGAAGACATCGCCATCGAGGGCGGCCTGATCCAAAATGGCTGCCTGGGAGTTGTAGAAGTTGACGCGCCCGGCGGCGTCAAAGGCGCGGGGGTCGCGCCCGGGGCCCTGATTGAATTTGGCGGCGACGTTTTCAGCCCACTTTTCGTTTTTGCTCAGCCACTTAGGGGACATGCCGGTCCCGACCGCGGCGCGGGAGGGGCCTTCGATGGCGCGTTTCGCCAAGCCGATGGCGTTGTAGAGGAACCGGGCTTTGATGAGCAACTGAGTGCGAGATTGCCCGGTGAGTTCGCGCTTGGGATCGGTGAGCGGATAGTAGATCCAGGTGCGGCCCGGCTGGTAAGTTTCAGCCCCAGGGAAGGCGCCGCCCATATTGCGGATGTCTGTCGCCAGACGGGCGTTGGCTCCGCTCCCTGGTTTTCGCCCCGCTCCTGGGCGCTTGCCGCCGTGGCCAGTGCGACTGGCTGCGGGGTCCTTTGATTTACCGTTTGATTTCGAGGACCCGTTTCCAGAAGGCGCGTCTTGATTCACGCGGGTGCGCGGGAGTCAAAGGGAAGAGATTACGCCATCCAGAATCCGACTCTTTCGCCGGCGCGTTCATAGGCATCGGCAATCTCTCCCTGGCCGCTATCGCGGAGATATTTCATCAACGCATCGGCGGCAGTGCTGTGCGCCTTTTCAGGATCGGAATCGTCCAAAACATCGAGTGCGTCCTGTGGCATTTGGGCAGGTGTCATTTGAGCGTGAATGAATGGCCGCACTGTGGGCATTTCCAGGCGTGCACGATCGGGGCACACTCGATCCAAGCGGCTTCGGTTCGCGTCCCTTCTACGCCTTCCACGACCGCAGGCGGGATAGCCTGGCCGTGAACCATCGGCACATGGCAGCGGCGGCACTGGTGTTGCCGATGAATTCGGGATTGCGACAGGCTGCTCATTTCACCTCCGTAATCGCCACCTCGATTGTGATGATGGTGAGGTTCTTGGGAGCATCCGGACCATTGGTTACCTCATTCGACCGCTGGCTCTCGGCCAGCGCACTCTTGGCCGTGACGGCGAAGGTGTTGGGACCGGGGTCCATGGCGGTGACTTTGTAGGTCGGAAGGGTGCTGGTGCCAATCTGAGTCCAGGTGGTGCCGGTCTTGCGATAGATGACGTAGCTAATGACCTTGTCCGCCGCGGGCGATGCATCCCAGGTGAGCGTGGCGCTGGTGGCGGCGAATGCTTGAGTGGCGAGCAGGAAGAGTAGAAGGAGCAGGGCTTTCATCTCCGTTAGTTCCGGGCCTGGGCGCCGGAAAAGTCGCAGCGCTGCATGAGGTTGATGGCTTGGGTGCCGGATTGGGCTTCGGTCCAGGAGGTGACGCCGGCATTGATCATTTCGGCGATGAGTCCTTCGACCATATTGAGGACCTGGAAGCGATCAATGCCGCGGACGACGCCGGAGGCGTTGCTGCTGCCAAAGCCGAGATTGGTCAGCACCGTCTCGAATTCGGCAGGGTCCACACTGCTCAGACTCGTGGCAATGGTCTTGAGTTCGGTCAGCGTTTTGGTCCGGCGCAAATTGAGCCGGATGCCTTCGAGCGAGGAAATGGAGCTGGTCACTGGTTGAGAGGTGAGAAGTTGAGGGTTGAGAGTTGAACGCAGGAAATCAGGAAGGGAGGGGTGTCGAATCTTGCACGCGCTTGAACTCGATAACCCAAACGAATGGGTTGCTCGACCAAGGGTGCTTCTTGCCGTTGATCGAATCCCAGAGCTTTTGGTAAGCGGGTTTGAACAGAGTCCAGCAAGTACTGCCATCTCCGGGAGTAGAACCAACGGGCGCGCACGTCTCTCCTTCGCAACCTTCAGCGTACGCGTCCTCTTCGCTGATCTCCTGGAGTCGCTCGACCCTGATGCTGACTATCTCGAGCAGGGCGCGGGAGAGAATTCGAGGCATGAAGATCGAAGGCTTCCATCGACCGCCAACTAAGCGGTCAGTCGCACGGTAAAAAACCTTCGCATTCAAGTGCGGCATAGGCATGTGAGTTTCCCTCACCCACAGCCGATCGCCAACGGCGCCGTATGGGCAATGCCACTCGTCGCTGCGATTCGACGAGATCCGGCGGCCCATACTATCTTGCTCCGATGCTTCCCATTTGGATCCACCGACATGGAAAACACCGTGGGTCTCGCAAAATGGCTGAGGCTTCACCACCCTCCGCGTTTGCGTCTTAATGCCTTCGAGAATGGCTCTGACCATTGCGCCGCTGAATAAGATCGGGTGTTCTTTCATGAGTTAGTTTGGCGAAGGAGGTGCGGAGCCAGCGCCCGCCGGGGCGTCCCCGGCCTCGATCATTTGGAAGATCCAGGTGATGACGCGGTGGAGTTTGGTGCAGTCGCCAAAGTGATCGTTGGCGACGGGGGCGAAGACTTTGCGCATGAGACCGGTGGGGCCGCGGGTGATCACCAGTTTTTGGCCGCAGTGGCCATTGATGAATTCGGGGCCGGCATCGTGCGGGAACCGGATGGCGGGGGGACGCCGGGACTGAATGGTATCGAGGTACAGGCTGCGCTTGGCGATGTAATCGAGATAAGTGTAGAGGGTCAGGCCGTGTTGCGACTTGAGGGTCGACGCATTGAAATGATTGCCGAAATTGGCGCCGCTGCCTTTGCTGGGGAACAGGATGCCGGCGGAGGCGCCGCAGAGGCGATAGATGCGATCGGTGAAATCGCCGGAATCGACGAGGCCGGCGCCAATGCGATGCTCTTTGCCGTTGAGATCGTGGATCCGGTAGTCGCGCGAGGTTTTGAGCAGGTCCTCGGGGGCGAGGCAGGTGCCGTAGTCGATGATGCAGAATTCGCCGTTGAGGAGGTGGGCGGCGATGCTCCAATGGGTCTGGCGTTCGCCAGGGTCGCCGCAGAGGGTGATCAGGCGCGGGATGAAGGGGAGACGGCCGGTCTCGCGGATTTTGGCGAGGCTGTAGCCGGTATCGCGCAGGGCGTCGACGTGGGCGTCGGAGACTTCGGTGGCGGGCGGGGTGTAGGGCTGGGCCCAGTAGCCATTGATGAAGTGGCTGACCTGAAAGAGGTCGGTGGTGGCGCTGATGAATTGCCAGGCCATTTCGCCGAAGCTGACGTCGGGGGTAAATAGGCTGGGGACGATGAAGGAGCGGTTGGCGGCGGATGCGGCGGGATTGGTGACGACGAAGCGGGAGGTCTCGAGGCAGGTGCGGCGGAGGTCTTCGGTGATTCGGCCGTGGCAGCTGGGGCAGACGTAGTGGGCGGAGGTGCGAATGAGGTCTTCGCGCCAGCGGCCTTCGACCTTCGCTTCCGGACTCCAGGAGAGGCCGACGCGGTGGGTGGTTTCTGGTTTCTCGTTGCTGGTCTCAGCCGCGGCTTCGCCTGACGTCGGGGCGGTGACGCGCTGGTCGGCTGGGCTGTTCTCAAACGTGATTTCGACTTTGCAGAAGGGGCATGGGAATTTGAGGATTTCGCAGGTGCCGCGCTGGCAGTGCTGCCAGAGATCGCACTCGGGGCCGGTCGGGGTGCCAGTGAGAAGGTGCTTGTAGGTGAGCGGGTAGCGCTTGGTGCGCTGAAAGGCTTCGGCGATGCTGCCTTGGCCGGCGAGTTGGGCTTCGTCGATCCAGACGTTGCGGCACGGGCGGCTGATGAGGTCGCTAGGGGATTGGGTGCTGGCGAGGAAGTAGGTGGCGCGGTCGAACGCCATCTCGAGGGTTTTGTATTCGTCGGGATCAGGACGTTTGTGCGCGGCGAGGAAGTCGTTTTCGTCGACGAGGGGCTGGAAGCGTTCGCGGCTGAAGCTGCGGGCGAGGTCGGTCTTGCTGAGGCCGATGAGGGTGTTGCCGGGGTCTTGATCGAGAAGGTAGAGGACGCCGATGGTGCCAGTGAGGGTTTTGGCGCCCTGGGTGCCGATGCAGGCGGTGACTTTGCGGACTTCAGGGTCGGCAATGGCGCGGAGGATTTCGGGGACGTAGGGGAAGCCGTCGGGGCTGTAGGGGCCGGGGCGGGATTGGCTGACGCGAAATGGAAGGGTGAGGCTGCCCGCCCAGTCGACGATGTCGGGGCGGTCTTCGAGGACGAGGTCGGCGGCGAATTGGGCGGCGAGGGTCATGCCGAGGACGCAGAGGATTGCGGAGAGGGCTCGTCTTGCGCCGCGGATGGCTCTCCCGTGCCCGTTTTGGATTCGTTCGCGGGCATCGAACCGGTGGGGGCGGGTAGCGCTTTGGAGAGGCGCTGGAGCTGGGGCTGGAGGCGCCGGCGGATCCAACCGGTTACGGCGGCCTGGGCGATCGCTGGTGCGAGGGGATTGGCTTCTGCGGCGATCTCTGCCGCGGCGGTGCGGAAGAGGTCGTTGATCGGGGAGAGGAAGTTGTTCCGGATGTCGTCGATCTCGCTCGAGGGAATGAGATGGCCAGCGGTCTGGGCGAGTTGGACTCGGTCGCGCCTGGCTTCGCGATGGCTCTTGATCGCTTCCGCTTCGGCTTTGATCCAGCCGAGGGCCATGTCCGACTTCCGGCCGGCAAGGGCCAGGCGCTTCTCCCGGGTGCAGGCTTCGACTGCCTTCCAGCATTCGGCTTCCACTGTCTCGGCGCGGGCAAGCGCATCGGGAAGGGGTTGGTCCGCCGGTGGCGGGGGTAAGGTGTGGCCGTTCGAGGGAGCCGGCGGCGTTTCGATCACCTGAACATTGCCCTGAGCTTGAACGATCCAGGCCATCCACTCCGCAGACTGGGTTTTCCGGTGCCAGCGGGCCGTTCGTTCCGCGCAGCCCTTGTGCACGGCAAAGGCTCGGATGCACGCAGCAGGCTGGGAATCGGCACGACTCATTGCCACTTGCCATCCAGTCAAACGGCAACGGCAAGGCGAGCGGCAAGCCAGCCGCCTCTGATTGCCACATCCAACTTGCCACAGTTCTCTCAGAAACTACGCC